TGTTTTGTTGCCGCTGTTTTACTGCCTGCGCGGGCTTCTTTCTTCTCGGCCACGCTGACTTTTTCGCGCAGCGTGAAGGTGACCAGCCAGGCCATTTTATTATCCTGCTGCGGGGCATCAATCGCCCCCGAAAACGTCCCTTCGCGAAAGTTGATCGCCTGGGCAGTCAGATTGGCCACCCGGTAAACCTGCAACGAACCGCTGGCAGATTTTGCCTCTGCCAGCTCAAACAGCCGCTTTAATGTGGCCGCATTCCGAAAAGATATTGTCCCCGATACGCGCAACTCTTTGGCCTTAATCCCCTGCTCGGCATTGGCCGTGCTCGATGACTGCCCGGACTGGTCTTTTTCCGCAAACTGCATAGTTGGCGTGACTTTCAGATTCATCAACGGGATGGCTTCGCCATTAAGTGCGAGCGTAGTTATCGTCATGGGTCATCGCCTCCAGTGTGGATAAATCAGCCCCACAAAACAGCGTGGCCAGTGTAAAGACAGAATCCTGATTCGGGATGTTTTTACGCAGCGCTCCGGCCAGATATGCACCGTTACCTTTGGCCGTAAACACCCACGCCGGTGACGTTTTGCCTTTCAAGGCGGATAACGCATCGGCCGCCGCTGCGAGGGCAGATCCCCGCACCGCCGTGAAGTCTTTCAGCGCAGACAGTAACCCGGCAGCACTGGCACCCGCTGCGGCCTCTGCCTTGGCGGCCGCAATACGCTGCGCATTCACTGCAAGACGATTGGTGGCCGTCGAAAGCGGCAGCGCCGCAGGCAGACCGCCGGATAATTTGGCGGGGATCTGCATTTTCGTGATGGCCAGCGCGGCCGCCTCCTCTGCCCGACGCTTTACCTGGGCGATCACCGGCAGCGGCAGCACGCTGGAATAATTGGCCAGCATTCCCATAAATTCCGTATGCGTTGGGGCATTAAGCATATGCACCACAATGCTGGATTCTTCGCTGACGCCTTCCAACTTCTTAGCCAGGTATTCCGTGGCGTTTACCGGGCTTAAATAGCTCACATCCCCCGCAGCCTGACCGACACCATACACCCACGGATGAACCGGCAGCACAGAACAGGTTAACGCGCTCATGTCGTCCGGAATGCTCAAGGTTGCTTTACGCCACATCGCCCGGCACCTCCGGCCAGACGATATCCGGCGCAGTGGATAGATCCAGACGGTTGAGTGCAACGCGGAATTTCTTCCAGGCTTGCAGGCTGGCCAGTTCCTTATCCGTCGCATCTTCAATATCAACGGCATCCTGAAACGGGACAATGGCGGCGGCGGCCTGAGCCAGCAATGCGTTTTTTTTCTGTTCCGCCACGTCTGCGGCCAGCGGTTCAACCTTAATAAACCTCCCGCACTGGTAGCGATACGTTTGCGACCCAATATCACCCGGTAATTTTTTGGGTGTTACTTCATAGACGCTCACACCTTCACACAAGGTCAGAAAGTTTGGATTCTCCGACCAGGTGGTAACAAAGTCATTCTGATCAACAGCGATAAAGCAGTTTTTACCTTTCCACTCCTGATCCCGCAGCGTGTACCAATCTTTTCCGCTTTCATCTTCAAAATAGAGAACGGGAACAGGTAAATCGCCCTCGAAAACTTGCTTTGAAATTTTGATATTTTTAAATGTGATCATATTAGTTCCCCACCTGACGCCAGCTACCGCTGGCCGTCCTGACCATTAAAGCGCGGTAGTATTTCCCCATCATTCGGCAATCGCCCATATCCGGGCGGATATTTAACCCCGTCATGAAACACCCCGTTGGCGCTTCCCAGTTCTGTTGTGCCGTCCATCCCGCATTCTCCAGCGCCTGACTACCTCGCTGTACGTCGTAGACATAGCGGTTATCACCGTAGGCATAGATATCATTGCGTAAATCCCTATTCGCCCAATTACGAGTGGCAGCATCTGTGTTGCTTAACAAAGTGGTAGTTGCAAAATTGTTCGCAACCCAATCCCTGCGGGCAAGTTGGACAACTTCACTACTTGTTGAGTGCCTCATATACGGGTCATTGTTATTTCCCGAAACGAAACCCGCAACACTGCACACATCCCGCTGGATAGCATTGACGCTTTCAGCGGAAAGACCGATATCCTTCGTCCCGTCAAACGCTACACCGGCAATTTTTCGGGCAGTGGCCAGTTTAGTGGCCGCCACGGCCGTGCCATTACTTGGCAATCCACCCAGATTTTTTAATGCGTCAGCGGCCGTTTTTGCGCCGGTGCCACCGCTTGAAACAGGTAGCGCCGTAGATAACGTCAGGCCATAAGCACCCGCGATTTCAAGACCGCCGTCCATCACCCAATTATCCGCGGTGCCGTCTTTCAGGTTTGATGCCCTTTTACGCAGTACCCACTTGCCGTTAGTGGCATCCCAAAAGCCAAAGTTACCGGCATTGGAATAGCTGACATTCATTAACGGATGTTCCGCATTTGACGAGCTAAATTGGCAAGTTGCGTCATGACGGTTGAATTTCACCAGACCGTTAAAATTGACTTCACCCGCCACCGTCATGCCACCGGCATAAGTGGCATCCTTGAGGGCTTTGATGGTTTCGTTGATGGTCACTGGTGAGTCAATCGAAACCGCAGACGTATAAATATTCGAATCCGGCCGGTTATATCCGATGTAGAGCGTTCCGCCAGTTTGCGAACCCGCGTCTTTCAGGCTGGCGGCCAGCGTGGTGTTACCGTTGTTATGGTCACGCAAAATGATGGCGTCATTTTTACCGCGAATTACAGACGCCGCATTACTCGGATAGAGATTAATCCCTGCGTCTGGGCGTAAAGCACCGTTAGCAATCTGGACAATATCGTTTTGGGCGTCACACACTATGCGCGCCTTAATTGCGCCCTGTTCATCCCTGGCATCCATCCGCATTACACCTTCGCCAGCCGGATAAACCGCAGAGGAAAAACCACCTAATGCACGCCCTGCATGGGGATCCGTATCGGTCAGCGTGTTTGGCAAACGAAAATATACGTTGCCCATAGAGGTTAGAACGGATGGCAATTTATCGGCTGACACCGTTCCCACACGGCTTGTGAATGACATATAGGCTTCATAGTCATTTGGCCGCAGGATCCCAACGCGATAATTCGACTGAATTGAACTGGCCACCTCAAGGTTTACCGCCATTTTCACACTGGACGCAATACTGGTCAGTTTGCCCAGGCTGGTAATGTCGGAATTATCACCCGCCTTTGCGACACCCAATCGCGTGAGGTCTGCAAGTTCCAGGCTGTTACTGTCGAAAACCTTTTTCCACCCAAATGGCAACGGGGACGTGCCTCGCCATAACCACCCGCCTGGCTCCGTTGTGCTGACGATGCCAATACGCACATAAACCACCCCCGTGGTGCAATGCAGATATTGCGTGAGCGCCGCCCCTGCGTCATAAAAGCGACGATGGCTTACCAATGTGTCAGCGGCCTGGAAAGTTGCCCCCATTGGGTGATCATCAAAATATCCCGCCAGCGTCACCCCGCCGGATAAACTCACAATGGACGGATCGTAAAGCTTGGTGACCCTGGTGTTATCAACGCTAGGCATCACATTGCTGATTGCGCCCACGTCTGCCGGTGTCAGGGTAATGTCAGCGGTCAGCGCCTTTTTATTCACCGTGCGCGTTTTCGGCACGCCGTTGAGTGTATTCAGCGCCGCAGCCGGATCGGCAATCTCTGCCAAATTCTTATCCCGGCGCAAATATTGGCTGCTGCCCTTCGGACGCAAATCCGTGATCGCGCCGTTGGCGTCAATGCTGGCCAGGGCAAGCACATAGTGCGCAATACCGCTTTGAACGTAGTCTTTCAGTGTCGTAGCCAGCGTGAATTTGATTTCAGTTTTGTATTCACTGGTCAGCGTGCCGTGATAGCTCACATCCGCCCACACCTTCATAGGCTTGGTCGTTACGGTGATATTGGTCTTTGCAGCCAGATTGGCACGCAGCCCGCCCACATAGCCCAGCCCCGCCGTTACAAAGAATTGCGTGCCGGTTTTAGCCACTAAAAAGCCGTTATCGAAAAACGCCCCGGCGCCGTAAATATCCAGATTGGCCAGGCGCAGCGATTCGTCCATTCCTGCAAGGCGTGCCGTGAAATCAATCTGCCAGGTTTCGGCAGGCGTGCTGATCAACGTCTGGGTTTCCGCCCCGTTATACTCCATCAGGAAAGAACGGGTTAACACGTTGCCCTGCTGACCGTTGGCGTTTTTCACTTTGCTCTGTAGCGGCGCATGTACCACCATCGCCAGCTTGCCGGTGGCCTTGTTAATCAGGCCAATCCAGTTAAACGAGAAGTCGCCCACGTCCGTGCCAAGTGTCACCGAATACACCACGGCGTTTTGATTCACCAGCCCGGTTTTTTCAACCGTCTGACGGTAGACAATTTGCGCCGCTGGCGGCACGCCCTCAGCACGGTCAATCGGCTTGTTAACGTCCAGATTCGGCACGTTGGCAAACACGAATTCATCCAGGACAATCGCCTGGCCGTTGGCGGCCTGCGCGGCTTTCCACTGCTCAAAGGCCGTGGTAATGACGGTTTGTGACATGTTATTTCCTTATAACTTTGCGCCAAAGGTGGCGGATCCTGTTTCACTGATGCCAAGGCTTGCGGGATAACACACGTATTCGCCCTGGTTCCAACCGGCACGAATGCGAAGCCCGGACGTGGTGATCACTTCAAACTGATAACGGCGGCAGGTTCGGCCGTACTGGCGGATGATCTGCAAGAGTAAATCTGCGTTGTCAGAAATCTGGCTATCGGTCACCCGGACAATGATCACATCCCAATCAATGCCCGCTTGGCGTTCCAACAGCTCAACGTAGCCAATGCCCAGACGTTCAAAAATGGCGATAAACCCGGAAACTGAACCCGCGTCCTGCGCATTAATAAAGGCATAGGCCACGCGCTTTCTAAACAGTGACAGCGGTTCACCGTTAAACCGCGCAATGTCCCGGTCATAAGCCAGAAGATTTAACAGCGGCTCGGCGCAGGTCAGCGGATCAAACTGCTGCAATGGCCATGTCACCCAGCCTACGATCCCCGTCCAGAACTTCACGGCGGCTTTCAGCAATTTGGCCGGTTCGCCCCGGTTCATCCATGACGGCAATTTCAGGCTTTTCATTTTTGTGGCGAAATCAGACACCTTTCACCTCCACTTTCAGCGTGGCCAGACGCGGCACGCTCAGCTCACTGACGATATCCGCCAGCGAAAACACCAGGGATTCGATCACATCAAACTCTTTATGCAGCTCCCTGGCCAGGTTAGAAAATGAGAAACGGGAATATGGCCAGGTGCGCTTTACGTCGTATTCGGCGTTTTGCCGGAAAGCACTGCGGATCAGGTTGCTGACGCCGGAAATCAGTGAGGCTTTTTCCTCGGCCGTCATGTTGTCCGGGTTAGTCACGTACAACGTGACCGTTAAATTGTGCTGCGTCTCTGGCATGGCCATGCACTGTAAATCATCGCCGTGGCCGTGATGCCCCTGCGTATTGATGTACTCATTCACGGCATCAATAAACGGCTGGGAGGTTTCGCCACTGTCTAACAGCAAATAGGCGTTTGCCGTACCGGCACCGCGTGGGGCGTCATGCACAAAGAAAATGCGGTCAACGCTTAACCCCACGACGCCCGCAATCATGCTGCGGTACACCGCATCGGTGTGATAGTTGCCCACCAGGTTGAACTGATTGCGGCACCTGTCCCGTAAATCATCGTCGGATTCTTCATCGGCACCGGGCGTTAACAGCCAATCATCCTCGTTAACGGCTTTACTGATGCCCGTCACCGCCACCGGCAAAATGCGGTAGTAACCCGGTGCCAGGTTGTAAGCATTCCCGGCCGCCATCGCCGTGACCGGGATAAGCGCACTGGTAACGCCCGCCGCCAGCGTCGTATCCGCATTAACAATCACCGCGTACGTCACGCCGTTAATGCGCTCCGTCTGGATAACGGTTCCGGCCGGGACGGTCACCGGCTGACTGGCGTTCTCCTTGTAAAAACGGATAACCCCTTTTGCCGCGCTGGCCGGTTTGGCCGTGAGGTTCACGCCCCATGCCAGCATCCGCAGCATCGCACCGCTGGCCGTGGCCAGATACATATTGGCCAGCACCGTATTGACCAGGACATCTTTAATCCAAAGCACCGGCGTGGTCACAATGGCGGTAATGAGTCGCCAGAACGGTGACATGCGGGAAGTATTTGTGATCATCCCCTCCGCTTTCACAATCGCCGTGAACTGCTGTCCGATTTCCTCCTGAGTGACCGGCATCCCGCTTTCCTTGAGTACGGCCTCAAAATCAATGGTCGGTTTCTCACTCATAATTCACCCCGGTGGAAATCTTGCCAAAATCATACGTTTCCGCCGTTGCCCAAAGGCGTTTTACAGATTCCTCTGCGATATTCACCGTGCCGGGAATAATGCGTTCATCACCTTCAATTAATAAAATCATTTGGGTGATCACATCGGCGCGTAATGTCGGGCTACGCTCTGCCACTAATAACGTGGTTAACCCACTTTCAATAATGGCGTGGACAATATCCTGTGCAATGCTGATACGGTTATTACACAAGCCCGGTTCATTACCCGTATTCAGCGTGAAATCACGCCCGGTAATAAGGAGATCGACATACAGCAAGTCCGTCATTAGTTTAATTCCTGCCATTCCATTAGCTCGGCCGGTGTTAATCCTTTGGAAGGATGAATATTCACGGTGCCGATTTTTTTACTGTTATCAATTGTGGTTTCCGTATTGGTGTTGATTTCCTTTTTCAATCCGCCACGTTCCACGCCTTTAACCGTTCCCCCCGTCAAAATATCTTTGCCCATTGGCTGCGGCGGCGATATCAGGTTTTTATTTCCTGTCACAGCAATTTGATTTGTCACCTTGTTAAAACCTGGTGGCACAGCCGCAGGGGCATCAGCTGCGGCCACCGCCTTTGGCATCACACTGGCCGGTGAAACTCCGCCCAATGCCGCTGCATCAGGTTTTACGTTTGCCGGTGATGCACCGCCCAAAGCCGCCGCACCTGGCATTACGCTGGACGGTGACACGCCACCCAATGCCGCCTGATTTGGCATGGTGGCCGCCGGTGGCGTTCCTTTGGGCGTCACCGTAACGGGGACTTCTTTCAGCTCAATATTGACGCCGGGAATGTTATTCAGCTTCTCGACGATCCAGTTATACGTTGCTGTAAATGACGATTTCAGCGTATCCCACAGCTTGCCGAAAACGTCCCCGATCACACCGGCAATTTTGACAAAGGACTCAACCGGCGAATTGATATCAAAAGAACTGACCACCGCAGCCCAGCCGTCAGACACGATCCCGAACATCTCAATCACTGTTTGAATGGCATGGTAGACCAGCTCAAACGGCGTCAGGATAAGCCCAATCGCCCCGGCAACAATGCGCCCGAATGTTTCCCCCGCGCTGGTAACGTTGGTCAGTTGCCCCTCGGTCATTTGGATCGGTGCCAGCAAATTTCCAAACCAGCCGAACAACGTTTTCACGCTATCCCAGACCAGCCCCACCGCCCAGGCAATCCCCGAAAACAGCCCTTTGAACGGCGTCAGTGCGCCACTTGCCTGGCTGAACCCGCTGATAAACCCGCTAACAAAGGCTTTGATCGGCTGCCAGAACTTAATCACCGCAATCACCACCGCCGCAATGGCGGCCACGATGGCCACGATGGGGGCGATCACCAGCAGGAACGATGCGGCACCCATGCGGGCAGCAATACTGGCGGCCAGCAACGTGACGCGCAGGCCGCGTAATCCGGCACTGAATAACTGCGTCACGGCATTACTGGCCACCATCGCCAGACGGTTAAGCCCTAACAGCTTGGCCATGGGTGCCAACAGGCGGGTAACGCCCATCATGATAAAACCGTGAATGCCCATTACGATATTGGCAATTGCCCCCACGGCCGCGAAACTCAGCAATGCCACCGTGGCATAACCGATCACGCGGGCAATGTTCGGAAACAGGCGCATCCAGCGCGTCAGCTTTTCGCCGCCGTCCGCGATTTTGTTGACCAGCGGATACAGCACAGGCAACAGCGTGGAACCTATGGCGGCACGCATGGCAAACCAGATCGCCGTCAGCCTGTCCCAGGGGCGGGTCATTTTCTCGGCCATTTCGGTGGCTCGCTTCATGCCGTCGTTGCTGCCCAGCTCGGTGATGTTGCGTTTCAATACGTCAACGTTGCCGTAAAGCTGCTTAATCACCGCCGAACTGTCACCAAAGGCATCATCTAATTCAGCCTGCGCCTTGAGGTTGCCCTCGATGCTTTTGCCATATTTTCCCTGGAGTTTTTCCAGCATGGCGGGCAATGACAACATATGCCCCTGCACGTCTTTGAAACTTAACCCCAGCTTTTGCGCACCGGCCTCGGCTCCGCTCATGAATCCCTCATAGGATCCGCTGGCCTCAGAACCAAGCGAACGTTGCAGCTCACCCAATACGGCCAACTGCTCATCAATCCCGACGCCGTAGTTTGAACCGACGCCGCGCGCGCCCTCCATCAGGTCTTTGATGGTGGCCATGTCCGTGCCGAACTGGTTTTTCATATAGGCCATTTTGCCCGCCAATTCTTCCGCAAACTGGACTTTGCCCAGTTCAGCCGCGTAGCCGCTGAACTGGGTAAACATCTGTCCCATGAATTCCGACGCTTCCCCGGCCGTGCTTTTCAGCGCTTTGGCGGCAGTATTAGCCACCTCAGTGACGCGGGGTAATTCTGCGTTTGTCAGCCCGGCCACGGCGGAGTTGATATCAGCGGAGGATTTCACAAACTCCACCGCCGATTCACCGTAGCGCACGCTGAATTTAAGGGCATCATCCGCAACTTTAGCCAGAGCATCGTCACTGATACCCCGCGCACTGGCTTCCTGCATCGAGTCAAACATCTGAATGGCCGGATCAAGCGCGGCGGTAATAGAGGCACCGACGCCCCACAGACCGGCCGCACCAATGGCCACTTTGCCAAACGCGGCCGTGCTTTCCTGCGCGAACCCGTTTACTGAGGATTGCACCTGGCGTAAAGGGCGCGTGATGTGATCAATTAAACTGAGTGTGAAATCTAAATCAGCCATTATTCGCCTTTAAACGCCAGGGCAATGCCATTTGCTACAGCAATGCGGTGATATTCCCAGTGCCGGTTATCCAGCCACACGGCACGGGCTAAGTTTTCGGGATCGTCATTTTCATGCGGTAAGTAATGGCGGCGTAAAATAAGGTATTGTTCCAGCCCATTACTTTCGATAGCGCGTACCCGCGCCGTTAGTTTTTTAATTCAATCTCTAATTTCGGCGCGAACTGGTCATTCACGAAACTGCAAATTTGCAAAGCGGAACCGGGAATTTCCAGAATCGAATCCAGCGCTTCTTTGCATTCAACGTGAATAATACGGCGCAGGTAGTTATTTGCCGGTGCCACTTTATTATCCATCGCCATTTCATTAATGAATTTATTGTAGGCGGTGGCATTTGGTTCAAAGGTCAGCGCAATGCCATTTACATTCATAATAATTTTACTCATTGTTTTATTTCCTTCCGTTGGTTTATTTCATCGACTAATTGGTTATGACGCGCCGCACACTCTGAATATTGCGGCGTCAGTATTAATAAAGTTTCTGCAATATCTTTGCCCGTTACCCCATTAATGCGCGGGAGTTTTACCGGGCACTTGGTTAACAGGTTTTCCTGATAAGGCACGCTCGGCTTTATCGACGGCGTTGTTGAACATGCTGACAAACTCAGCAGACAAGCACTCATTAATAAAAACCGGTTTGAGTATTTCAGTTCGGATTTCCGTAGGCTGCGCATCGCGTAACGCCTCCAATTTTTCCTCCAGCCTGCGGCCGGATTCACTGGCCACCTTCTCACCGGCAAGGCGGGAAGATTCACCGGCAGCGTGGGCGGCGGTGGTGATCGCCAATTCCACGCTGTCGCTGTACCAGGCATTCACCCGCCACCCGGCGGCGAACGCGGCCAACAATGCCAGAACGGCGATCACCAGCTGCTTGCCCATCACTTCACCCCGTTATGTTCCAGGCTAAAGTGATTGCCGTCCGGGCGGGTTTTAAAACGCCCGCCCCAGACGCCGCCCAGCGATTCCCAATATTCTCCCAGCGGCGTATACGCCTCGGTGCTGGTCTGGTATTGGCCGTTAATGAACAGATTAAAATCCACGGCCAGACGCTGCGTGTGCAACGAATTGGCAATCCCCGCGCCGCTTTTGGCATTCAGTTTGGCCTGTTCCGGCGTGCGGTAGGCTTCGCCAAAGGTCAGCCGGTAGCCGCGTTCCCCTGCCCACTCAATCAGCTGGGCAATCAGCTGCGTGAACAGCTGCTGTTTTTCGCTTAACGTCATTGCGGTTTCTTCCCTGTTAACAAACTGCTCCCCTTGCGGCGTAGCCAGATTTCAACGGCCTGAAAGCCTGCAATCCCCAACGCCGCGCCCAATCCGTTGATGGCCAGCGGTGAAATGCCGGGGATCCAGATAAGGATTGCCCCCGCCGCCACCGATGTGGCCGAACCTAAAATCATGCGGCCAACAAAAAGCCGCGTCGTCATTGGCTCGCTGCTGTTCAGCGCCTTACCCAGGGCAATCAGTGCGCCCAGGATAATGAGGCTCAACAGGCTTTTTTCATGCTCTTGCATCCGTGCAAAGTCCTTATCCGATTAGGTTGCGCGTATCTTCATCTTCCAGATACGGCACGCCGTTAATGCGCACAAACTGCGGGCTTGTGACCATGTACTTAATTTTATGGCTCAGCGTGCTGCCACCCTTTGGATCGTTATCCAGCAGGTTGCTCAGCACCAATTTGCAGCCAAAGGCTTCAATCTTCAGTTCTTCATTACCGGCCTTGGCATAGAACATCAGATCCACCGGGTCAATGCCGCGCCACGAACCGGCACGCCGTGCAATGGCTGTCAGTTGCGTAAGCACTTTGGAGGTGATTTCAATTTCCCCCTCGGCCGCCACATCCCCGGACACGTGACCATCAGGCACACCCTGCGTTTGCGCGGCCGCCGTGTTGTCAGTGATGTCCAAACTGACCTTTTCAATGTGAACCAGGTCACCGTCAATGCGCACATCGGTGGACTGGCCTGAAATACGTTTCATCGTTAATTACTCCCTGTCAGGCTGGTGTCCAGCAACAAGCTCACCATGATGCCTTTCGGGCATTCGTACGGGCGGATCACGATGTACACCGCCACTTTCGTGGCCGATTGCCAGGTGATCGTCACGTCATCATCCTGCGGCGGTTTCACTTCGCCGGGGAAGGTGATGCCGTTAATCTGGCTTGAAATCGACATCTCACGCAGCACCTTGGCGAAATACGCCTGGTTGGCGGCAATACTGGACGGCGTGCTGTTTAACGAGCGGTCTGCGATTTTGGCAATTGCCTGCAAACGCACACGACGGGCAGCTTTATCAGCAATACGCAGGTACTCAATGGCCTGGTAATCCCCACCCTCGGCGTCCAGCGTCAGACCGTCTGCCCAGTAGTACCCGTCATAATCCGGGTACCACATCGGCACGCTATAACGCTGCGCCTGCAAGGCTTGCAGTGTGGCCAGCTCCAACGGCACGCCGGTGCCATCCAGCGGCATATCATCAGAACCCAGCGATACCAGCGCACCGGTTTTTACCCGCGCCGGGCTGTCAGCCACTGTCACAGCACGACTGCACAGGCGACCGGCCAGCACGCCCGGCTCATTGCCGAACAAGCGCGGAACCAGTTGCACGGACGGGGCAGAAATCTGCGCCTGTAGTGCCGCAAGCCGGATCAAATACTCTGCCCAATCTTCCTCGGCCTGCGGTGCCTGCACGGAAAGGATGAACCAGTTCCAGCGGGAATAACTGGCCAGTAATTTGGCACGCAGTTCCGCCGCTTTGTTGATGGCCGTTTTCGTGGCGATATCGTCAAGCAACACCACCCCTTCAACCGAACAAAGAGGCTGTGAAGCCAGAACGGCATCCACCCAGGCATTTTCCCCGGCATCCTCTGCCAGTACATGCACAAACCCGCTCCAGTTGGCTCCGGCGTTGAGCATGGCCGCGTTCACGTTACTTTTTAAAATGCTCTCCCCTGCACCCAGCAGCGCATCGAGATCGCTTTGGGTATTCACCGCCAGCGTTTTACCCGCGTTTAGCGTCCCCGTACCGACATAGAGCACCACGCGCTCAATCTCGTTTGTTTCACCTTGTAGCTGATTGACCTGATTTACATCGACCGTTGGCCACGCCATAACTTCCCCTTAGTGTCCTGCGTCACCGCCAAATCCGATGCCCTGGAGTTGACGCGCTAACGCTTTGTTAAAATCGTCTTCCGTGATACCCAAGAAAGGACGTGATGGAACATCGACCGACCAGGAGGTTTTCACCGCTTTGCCGGACAACTTCCGGATCAGCAGCCCGGCTTTGGCCATCGTCATGCCTTCCTGAATTTCTTTAAACGGCGGCTTTCGCCAGCGCTTACCCTTTTTGACCTTGTACCCCAGCGCCCGCAGGCGTTTGGCCTGTCGCTGACTGGCCGGCAGACTTTCCGCCCGGCCTCTGCGTTCCACCTGACGGCGGTTGATCGTCACGTTCATGCCGTTTTGTTGGGCGTAACCCACCGTTCCCGCCGCCACGGTCTTTTTGCCGTTGCGGTATCCGCCGCCGCTCAGGTAAATGCGTACCCCGTCGATTTCCGGCATCTCCCGGATATGCAGCAGCTTTGGCATATTGCGCAGCATCTTGCCTTTGCGCTTCGTCTGGCGTCCCTGCCAAGCCTCGCCATCCGGGCTTTGCTGATTTCTGACGTTGCGTTTAGCCGCCGGAATAAGACCGTATTTGCCAAGCCGCCACATCAGCTTTTTGCGCTTCGCCGGTGGCAACTCCAGGCTGGCCAGCCTTTTACGCAGCGCCTTGAGTTGCTCCCGGTCTAACTCACCCCGGATAATCATTTGTCACTGCCAATCTGTGCGCCCTGACCGTCCACACCGTACACCACCGCTTCGCTGGCAAACCAGATTGTCGGGTCTGCCAGCCTCCACCGCGCCCCGTCCATCGGGATGTTGCCTTTGTCGTCTTTGATAACGCTCAGTTCTTCCACCATAGGCAAGGTGATGATCAACACGGCGGTTTCTTCATCCACCAGATCGATATCGAAATCCGGCAGTTCGGTATCAATGCCAACCTCTTCATACAGTGACCGGTCAGACTGCATCAGCCACGCCAGCAGCAGCGCGGCCAGATTGCGCGGGTCATACAGCCGGTAGGGGAATCTGTCCCAGGCTAAAACCGCGTTGTAGCGGATGATGGCCATCCGGTACTGATCCAGCCCTAAATCACGCTGGGCGGGGATAAAATTCAGTTCATCCATATAGCTGGAGAACCCCGCGCCCTTGAATGCCCTTCCGGGCATATTGGCGGTGACAAAGGCGCTCAACGCATCTAACTGGCTCATATCTGCCTCACCGTTACGCGGCGCAATCCTTTGATTGCCCGGATAATGATTGAACCCTCGGCCAGCAGCCCTTCGCGGGTTTCCGTGCTTTCCTGCCCTGGGTGCGATTCCCTGCGCCCCTGACTTGCGAACTCTGCGATCAAATCGGCCTTTGCGCGGGCAAACACTGCTTTTTTATAGCGAGCACAAAGCAGGTTTTCGCCGGGGCGGCCGATGCCCGGCACCGCGCTGGCCTTGCCAAATCCCTTGGCTACGTGCTTTTCCTTCACGGCCTGCAAGAGGTCATTCACTTCACCGGCCGCCGTCAGCAGCGCCGTGGCCACCGTTCCGGCGTTCACGTCGGCGGGAATGCTTCGCTGTTCCTGGAATTCCGCCAGATTCAAATCCGGCCAAAATCCGTCGTTTGTTAACGGTTCGTCCTGGTAATCAATCGGCTTGCCGCTAAACATAAAAATTCTCCGTAAGAAACGGGCAGACCGGGATCCACGGCACATAACCCAAGGGTATTACCTTCCCCGCGCCCGTTCCGGCTTGCGGTAGTCTTTACTTACTGAGTGAGCGAATACGTGCGGCAATCTGATTGCGCATCGTGTTAACGCCACACTTTGAATGCAGTTTTTCAGCTCTGGCCAGCAGCGCGTCCACGCCCCGCAGCAGCTCCACATCATCGGTTACAGTGGGACGCGGTAAGCCGCTTTCGTCATACAGCTGACGCATACCGGCGAACTTGAGCCACTTAGCCTGGATCACTTCATACAGCGCCCATTTTTCCGTTACGTTGGTAAACGTGCGGGAAAAATAAGGCTCAATAGGGTGGCCATCCCTGGCCTGTAATTCCGCCCATTCCAGAACGGTATCCGCCACAAAGGTGGTGAAATTACTTTTCAGCTCACGCGGGGTTTCCTGCCCCTGCTCGATGGCGATATCCGCCAAATCCAGCGCGGCGTCCATGTCGCCCACGTCAAAAAGCCAAATCACACACCATGCCAGGATCGGATTACGGTACGCCTCGCCGCCGTCCAGATACTTTTCAACCGTCGGCATCCAGCGCGGCAGCAGTTCTTCACGCTTGAGTGCGACCTTTTGCGCCAATGTCAGCCCGTGCAACTTGTCCACGTCGTTGGCCAGCGCCGCGCTCAGAACGTGCAAACTCTCTGCGCCGTCTAACGCCTGGCGTTGCCTTAACTTCGTTTCGGCCGCAATGCGGGCACTGTGTCGCTGCGCGGGTGACAGGCTCATAATTACTCTCCGTTACCTACGGGTTCGGATGGCTCGGCAACGGTGCCGATTGTCACGGCGGATTCATCGATCGCCGCATACAGTTCCATTTCTTCCACCGCATAACCTTCATTACGCAGATACTTGTTTTCGTACTGCTTACGGTCTTCAACAAACTCGGCTTTACGCTGGCGGGTATTACGCTGCGTATAGATATGCAGGTTGTTGAGCGTGGTCACCACCATGCGTTTACCCGGCATAAACGGTGGGATAATGGCCTGACGCCCGGCGATGGAGTCCTGCAACATCTGCGCCGCGATTTTCTCACTCGGACGGTCAGCAGCCTGATACAAGCGATACTGTTCGGCCGCGACCAGATCAGAACCGACCAGGACAACCAGACGCGGGTCATTGCGGAATTGCTGCGGAATCTTGGAGTTGATCAGGTCAGACGCCATCGCATCCAGTGACTTGTAATCACCGTTCTGATCGAGCGTGACCGCATCGGTCATGATTTGTTTGCCGTTTTCGTACTTGCGAACAATTTCATGCCAGCCAATATTCACGTCTTCGCCATTCGGGTTTTTCTCGTAGTCGGTAGACGCCGCCACAGACTTACCGTTAAAACCGATACGCAGCATATCCAGCGCAAAGGTCTGCGTGGTAAACGCGGTTACCATCTGGAAAAATTCTTCCTCAGAACCGGCATTTGCCCAGATTGAAAGCAGATCCCAACGCAGTGCGGCGCATGAGTCAGTTTCAACCAGCTTGTACTCGTTACCTGAAACGCCTACGTTGCGACGAAAACGCCCATCAGCAATACGGCCGGTATGCAGACCGGACGACCCCACGCTGACCACCTGGCCAGAAAGCTGGTCAACATCAGCCACGGTGATCCAGTTCAGGAAATCCGAACTTTCCAGCAGCGCATCACGAAGCTGCGTTTCTTTCGGATCGGACAGTGAGAAATAATTACTTTCCTCTCCACCGTCCAGACCGTTAGCCGCCGCAAGTCCCGCGCCGAACTGCTTTAAAAAGCCACGCGCTTTTGCATTCAAAATCATTATTTATTCATCCTTAATCGCTAGTCAGCGGTTAATGTTTTTCCCTGGCGAAAGCCTGATAAATGCTTACAAGAACTGGAACGGTTTACGGGAACCTTTCGGATTCTTATTCGGCAACGTGGTTACCTTTTTATCCAGCTTGCTGAAGTTATTTACGATATTCGGCAAGTTATCGCGTAGACGCGCAAACTCTTCGGTATCCACCACTTCTTTCACGGTTTCAACATCGGTCTGGATATCTTCAACCGTTGTATCCGTTGCTTCCGTTTTTGTTTCCAGCGCAGCGACGCGGTTTTCAAGAGCGGCTAATGCTTCGGCCATTGCCTGTAATTTATCGCCATCCTGCGGTGTTTCATCCGGCGTTTGGGTTTCGTCTTCAATACTGAAAAGACTGCGCCATTTCGATTTGTTTTTATCCTTCCCTGCCATGTTAATTTCCTTAACTTCGTTAATTACCAGCGGATTACTATTACCGATAAAGTAATTATTTCTCCGCTTATTAAATCGCATCCGCGTAGTGCCTACGCTTGCGGGT